AGCCACCTCCGGTCTCGCTGCCTGAGCGGGCAGAGCGATCCCGAGCACGCCATCCGGCATGCGGCGCAGCCCCACGGTCGTCTCCTCGCCATCGGCCGTGCGTGCGCGGATGCCGCCATTGCTGACCGGAAGGATCGCTTCGGCGCTGGCTTCTCCCTCATCACCAATCGCCATCGCAGAGCGGGTGGGTGCTCCGAGCACCTTACCGCTCAGCCCGGCGAGCCCCGGCAGGCCCTTCACCTCGGCCGCCTCTCCCGCGAAACGCGCAAGACGGCTTGCCGAAGCCACCTCCGGTCTCGCTGCCTGAGCGGGCAGAGCGATCCCGAGCACGCCATCCGGCATGCGGCGCAACCCCACGGTCGTCTCCTCGCCATCGGCCGTGCGCGCGCGGATGCCGCCATTGCCGACCGGAAGGATCGCTTCAGTGCCGGCCTCGCGCGCAACGCCGAGCTCGCCGGCAGCGGTGCGAAATGCGATCGGCTCGTCGCCGACGGTGCCAGAATATGCTTCGAGCCCGGGCGCATCCGGTACGCCGCCTTTCGCAAAGGGCAGGAAGCTGAAGATCGTGTCGATGATCGGCCCGAAGATCGGGGTGAAGACCTTCTGCTCGAGCTTCTGCGAGAACATCCGCGCAATCGACGAGGTGACCGCGTTTTCCAGCGACTTCATCGCATCTTCGGCGCTTGCTGCTCCTGCGGCAAACTCACCGAATGCATCGGCGAACGCGCTCCCGAGGTCCTTGCCGATCCCAGCGATCGACTGGCTGCTCTCTTGCAGGTCTCCGGCGATCCCCTTCACCGCTTTGCGCGCCAGCTCGATGGCAGCGGCGGCATCCGGCCCCGCCGTCTTGTTCTGCTGTTCGAGCTTCGGAATGAGCTCTGCAATTCCGTTGGCAGCCTCACGCCGGGCCCGCCGCAGAGCTTCCTCTCCCTCGGCCGAAGTCATCAGACCTGCCCGCATCTTTTCGGCAATCTGGGCCGCCTGCAGGTCGAGGTCGGAGAGCAGCTCCTGCATCTCCTTCTTCAGCTGGGAGAGAGACGCCTTTGCCCCTGCACCGCTACCGCCGCCACCGCCCCGTCGAGCGGCGCTGGGGCGCAGAATGGAACTGATTTCTTGACCCATCGCGCTGCTGGGATCGGCCAGTATTTCCTGACCGCTGCCCTGCTGATCTGCTTGTCGGCGACGCCATTCCGTCATCCCGTCGCCACGTCCGCTCGCTTGTCCTCCATTGGCCGCAGAGCGATTCAGTGCGTTTTGCATTTCCACAGCTGTCGCAAGATTTCCGACCAACAGTGCAGCGGCAGAATTCGCGGCGACAATCGGGCTCGCCATGTTGTTCTCGGCGAAGGCGGCCGCAACGCGATCTGCCTCTTCAGTGTACCCTTTGAGACGAAGCGCTTCGATTGCCGCTTCGGCCGCGGCCCGGGCAGTTTCGCGCAGTTCGGGTGGGATGTTCCCGCTTTCGTCACGCGCCTGGGAAAGCACTTGCGCAAGTTCGCGAGAGCCAGCAATGACCCCATCGATATTCGAGCTGTCACCCATGCGCTGCAGTGCGCTGGCCACTTGAGTTGCCTGGATGATCGTCAGCCCGAACTCATCGCGGATCTGACGGATTGAGGTCTGCGCGATGGCAAGCCAGTCACCGTGCAGCGCCCCGCCTGCATTCGTTGTCGCCTGATTGTAGCGTTCGACCTGGTCGATCAGCCCGCCGAATTTCGCCTTGAGCCCATCCGCTGAGGTGATCATCTTATCGAGCGCATCGATCCGAGCGAGCTCGAGCAGCGCGATATTCATCTCGCGTGCGGTCAGTGCACCCTCGCCGAATTCCTTGCGCAGATCGAAGATCCCAAGCCGTGCCGCCGTCATCGCCGACTCTAGATCATGCGTCGCGCTTTCGAGATCCTTGATCGCTTCGTCGAGCGTCTTCGTCGCCTCGGTACCGGCGCCCAGGTATTGAACAAACGCTGCACCAACGCCGATTGCCGCCATCGTGACCAAAGACATCGGATTGAGCATCATACCGAACGCGGCACGCAATGCCGGCCCGATCGCCATTCCGGAAGCGCGCATGGCATTGAACACCTGCACGACTTGCGGGCCTTGCTGAACCATCAGCATGAACGGTGACTGCCCCATCGCCATCATCATGCCAATGTCGTTCAGCTGGTAGGTCAGTTGACCGGCGTAAGCCGCGGCCGTTTGTGCCGATGCCCCGAAACCTTTCAACTGACCGGGCATCGGCGCCAAGGCTGCCGCTGCCCGCTCGCGGGCCGCCGCTGCGCCCATCGCGGAAAGCGCGCCGGCACTCTCCGCCTCTGCGATATCGCGCAACTCCAGCTCATAGCGCCGCGAGGCCGCGAAGAGCGGGTCGAACTGGGCGCGCAGTTGATCGAGGGCTTGTCCATAGCGAAGCTGTCCGGCGATGGATTGACCAGTTTCCTCAGCGATCCCGACCTGGCGGTTGATCAGCTGCTGGAGTGCGGTATCGTGGCGCTGCACGGCCATCGTGCTGCCGTCGATCGCCGTGCCAGCCGTCTCCATCATCCCGGCAATTTCGGCCATCTTGCGCGACAGCCCGTCCATTGCGAGGGCAGCCTCGCGGGCGCTGATTGCGCCCAGATCTTCCGCCATGGCGATATCGGTCATGGCGCGCTTCAGTTCGTTGTATTCGGCGACGAGCGGGTTGATTGCCGCGCGAACGATCTGCTGCACTGTCGCCAGTTCGCCGGCTGCCTGCGCGGCGTCGATGATCTCTTGGGCGCTCGTGCGGCTCGCCGTCCCCATGACCTCGATCTGCCGCGCAGCCTCAGAGACCTCCACCGAAGCTTCATGTGCCCCGCGCGCCGCGCCCTGCAGGCCTCGATCCAGCGCTTCTGCCCCGCCCGATCCGGCAGTCCCCGCGGTTACATAAACTGCGGCCATGGACTCGATCTCGTCGACCAGACGCTGCACTCCGGCGGATGCGCCAGGCGTGGCCGCCGTAACTTGTTCGACGCCGCGCGCCGTCGTCATGGCACCTGCGCTGCCCGCCGCCCCGGCGCCGGCAAGTGCATCCTCGAGCTGTTGCGCGGGCGGCGTTGCGCTCGTTGCCGCGCTGGAAACTTCCGCCAGGCCTTTCTTCAGCGCCGCGAGTTCTGCTTTGACTGCGCCCGCCTCGACCAGAAAGCGCATCGCAACGGTCATGTCATTGGCCATCGTCTTCCTCCAGTCTCAGCCCCAGCGCGCGCAGCGTGGCCTGGAACTCGGCCTCGTCTTCGTCGCTGTCCGCGCCCGCGCAACGATTTCGCCCGGCGCGGCGACCTTGCATCTGCTCCCACATCTCGATGTCCTCGCGGCTGCCGTTCACCGCGAGGCGCACCACGGCCAGCAGCCGCCGCTCCTCGGCCAGACGCAATTCCGCGCGGCCGTCGAGCACCAGCTGCGCCTGGGCGAGCGTCAGCTCTCCGATTCCGGGGAGGTCGATCCCTGCATCTAGGAGCCCTGCGATGACGCTGCCCCAGCCCGGCGGGCCTGCACCATCGCCTCCCGCACCATCGGCAGAAGGCGCTGGCCGAAAAAATCGAGATTGGTCTCGAAGACAGCCTTCGCCAGTTCGAAGAACTGGTCGGGATAGAACTCTCCGAGCTGTTCCGCCGAGATGCCGTCGGTCGCAGCCAGGATCGCGGCGACCGCCTCGTCGTAATGCTCCGTGGCGATCTCCCACCAGGCTTCGGCCATGAGGGCGCCCCAGATCGGTGTCACGGCTTTCGCGAAAGCCGGAAGCTGGCGCATCTTGACCGGCAAGACACGCACACCATGAACTTCGCGCGGCGCGGGCCAGATCACGTCGAGATCGCTCATGCGACGATGATCCTCATTTCATCATTGCCCGCGAGCGGCAACACGCGCAGCTCGGTCTTCATCAGGGCACGCCCTTCATAGTCTTCGGTCTGCGGATCAACGCGCTGCACCGAGGGGCAGAAGATGCGAGTGCGGTATCCCTCGGCCGTCCCGAAGTTGAACCCGAGCGACGTCAGCACGTTGTTGTTGATCTCGTCGCGCCAGGTCAGTTCGTCCGCCACATCGAGGGCGACCGACATCGTCCCGCTCGCATCGCGACCGACGATATCGATCGCTTCGCCATGAAGCATCTTGATGTGGCTCAGCTTGTTGCCGAGCTTCAACTCGAGACCACGCGAGGCCAGGACCGTGCCCCCGGAGACGAAACCGGTCGTGTAGTTGCAGCCAAGCCGGATATCGCCGGAAGCCGCGTCGGAGAGAACCGTGGGGCGCTTCCACGCCGCGAATGTCGCGCCCATGTTGCCCGAGATCGCATTCGTGTCGAAGCCCTGCATCTTGAACTGAAGCACGGGGATCTTGTAGGCATTCATCACGATGTTGACGTCGCAGCGCGCGCCTTTGCTGACATAGGTGATACCGTCAATCGTGAACGTCACTTGCAGCGACTCAAACGCTTCCGACACCGGCAGATATTCAACGCGCGTATCGGGCACGATGTTCTCGGCCAGCCCGGAAGCCCGCAGCAGTTTGCCCCAGGCCGGGGGCAAGCCAAGCGTGCCGGATCCGGATAATTCGACTTCGAACTCGATCTCTGCGCGCCGTGCTGCCACCAGATGCTCGGAGCCACCAAGCCACGGGCGCACCAGTTCGCGCGGTTCGGTGTCGCGGGCGATCGAGAACTTGGCATTACGGATCAGGAGGGCGTCCGTGGCACTCCAGGGGTCGACGATGTTCACACCGTATTCCGGCTCGAGACGGGCGAGGATCGCCGTCTTGCGCATGTATCGGACCGTCATTTGCTGGTCTCCTTGCTCGAGGGTTTCTTGGCCGGATGTGCGACGGCAGCGTCATCCGTGGTCTCATGCGGGGACGCTGCCGCGGGAGTTGCGCCCGGCACCGGCGCGGTGACTGGCGCGACCGGACGGCCGGTCGCCGGGTCGATGATGTAACTCCCGCCCCGGCCAAGCGGCTGCACATCGGGGCCGGTGTCGTTCTTGTTGGTCATGTCAGAATCCTCAGCTCATCGGAGATCGAAAACGTGGTTTCGTAGGAGAAGACGCCGCCCTTCGAACCGGCCTGCAGCGTGCGGCGCAGAACGAACGGCCCCGCGGCGCCGGTCGGAACCCATCCGGAGATGGCTTCTGCGATTGCATCAAGCAGCGCCTCGACCTGGTCGATGGCACTCGCGCCCGCCTGATCCTGGGCGCGCAGGCTCAGCAGTACCGCGACGTGGCGCTCGACCGTCTGCCGATAGATCCCGAGCAGCGGCTCGGCCCGCCCGCCCAGCATGCCGGCGGGATAGACATGCGCCGCGGGCGTGACCTGCGGCGGCGTATTGGAGGCGATGAGCCTTCCCAGATCGGCCGCGCCGGCGACGCGCCCGCCAAGCGCGGGCACCTCGGTCTTGAGCCTCTCGATGATGAGCGGGATCAGCCCCATCAGATGTAGCCCTGCAGATTGTCGGCGGTGAGCGGGCGCTCGCGATCGGTGATCCGCGCTCCGGACCCACCCGACGTCGCGGGCTCGACGCCGGCAACCGAGAGCGAGATCGCGCCGGATCCGATGTCACGCAGTGCGCGCAACGCATCGCGGTAATCTGCCTCGATCTTCTCGTCCGGCTTGAAACGGTGCAGCTTCCAGATCGCAATCGCTTGGGCGAGATCGGTCAACAGGCCCGGCACCTCGATCATCGGCAGCGTGTAGCGCCCGAGAAATCCGTCGATGTAACGATCCGTGTCTTCGAGCGCCCGCGCGACGACGGCCGTGTCGATCGCACCGGTTGCAACGGTGGCGCGATCCGTCAGCTGCACCAGCAGATCGGCGCCGTAGCGATCGGTCAGCTGCGCGAGGGTGGCGTAGCTCATCGGGTTTCCTCGCCGAGCGAAACGCGACCGGGTTTGAAGACAGCCCGATTGGCGGCCATGAAGCCCTGCTCGATATGCGTACGAGCAATGGCAAGCCAGCGTTTGTCGATCTCGTAGATGTCCGCCATCGCATCGAGACGGCGCAGGACGCACTCCTCGAGCTGCTTGTTGGCGTTGACCAGGTCCACGTTGCTCTGCGGCTGGTCGCTGTAGCCTGCGATGGGAAGCGGGGAATGGCTCATGGGATCTCCTGGTTAAGTCCCGGCGGCGAATTCCTCCGCCGCCGGGGAGGCCCGTCATCGGGCAGGCTCAATAGGCCGGGAGGAGGATGGCCCGCGAGCAAACGGTCAGGGGCAGTCCCCCCAGGACGCCTCTTCGGTGAGCCCCGCCTTGCGCAGGCTTTCGAACTGGGGCTCGGTGAGCGGGATCTTGTCACCGGCGGCATATTGAACGCCGTCGTGCGAAACCGTTCCGGTCAGAGTGGGGCTCCGGCGCTCGACCTCATCGGGGCCACCAGCGCCGGGCGCACCAGGATCCGGCCCCGGTTCGAGCTTTCCCGCGGCGTCTGCCTTGGCGATTTCGCCTTCGGGGGCCGCATCGACATTCTCGGCTGAAGTCGCAGTGCCACCGGTCGCTTCGATCGGCTGTTCGGCCTCGGCGTGTTCCTTCGCGCGCGCCATGATCAGGCCACCGCGTTCTGGATGAAGTAGCCGACATCTTTCGCGATGATCAGCTCCTTCACACGCTCGCCGGTGCGGATCCGGAAGCCGCCGTTCAGGCCAATGTCGGGATCCTCAATCCGCCCCGAAAGGCGCCCGCCATATTCGGCGGTCAGGCCGAAAGTGATGCCACCGCCCTCCACCGTTGCCATCGGGTTCTGGTGGATCAGAGAGATGTGCTTGCCCCAGGCACGCGCATAGACCGGCGTCTGCCCCGGCTCCGCGGTGTTGACCATCGCGTCGCCGATCAGGAGTTGCGAGATACCCTCGCCGGCGAAGAGCTCGAGGAACTGCTCACGGCTGACGATGCCCGCGTTCGAGACGTTGCCCTTGATCGCGTTCACGATCTTCGGGTGGCTGTTGACCCAGTTCCACACCTGCCGCCCCATCACCATGGTGTTCGGCGTCAGGATCGTGGTCGAAGCCAGGCCGGTCTTGATCACGCTGATCGGATCGGAGTTCGTGTAGTCGGAGAACTGCGACGTGCCCGAGAGGGTGATGCGTTTGTCCGACGCATAGGTGTTGAGGTTGAAGAGGGTGCCGGCGACGCGCGCTTCGCGGATGTTTTCGATCGTGTCGGTCAGCATCGCCGTCGCATGCGCTTCCGGATCGAAGGTCGAGCGGCCCTGCGCACGGGCATCGGCGGCCGCCTGCAGGTCGGAGTAGGGAATGGGCGTGTCGAGACCGTAATCATCGACGCTCGCCGTGTTCTCGGTACCCGAGAAGATCACCTGGTTGACCTGGCCGAGTCGGCCAACGCGCGCATCGGGCGTGTTGAACGCCTCTCTCATCGGATATTCGGTCCATTTGAACTTCTCGGCAGAGACGCCGAAGCGCGGCAGGACCTGATCGGCGATCTTCATCATCGCCGTGTTGCGGAAGCCGACGGAGATCGCGGTCAGGACCGGATCGACGACGAAGGGACGTTGGGGGGCCATGGTGTACTCCTCAGGCTCAGGCGCGGTCGAGCAGGCTGGGCACGACGTTGACCCAGATGATGTCGCCGCTCACGCCCGGCTCGAGCGCGATGCCGACGACCCGGCGGGTGGTGGCGGTGGC